TTGCCAACTCTTGGGGGAGCGTGCGAATGGACTTGAGCGTGGCGATATCTTGGGTTGTCAGGGTAGCGTTCATGTGTTTTCCTATCGACTCATGGATTGAATGCACCTTGAGTGAGTCAGGCTCGGGGTGCGGTTGGGAAAGGGGTTCATAGTCAAAGCAGCCTTCGTCGGGTGCACCGCCTGAGCTAACAGGTTCGGTGTGGTAGTGGCCACACCAGTAGCAATAGTCTTCGGTCATGATCTTACCTGCTTACAGGTGTGCACTCAAGGGCAAACGAAACCAAGTTCGGCTGCGATTTTCAGACCGGCGTCGATCTTGCGGGTCCGCTTGATGCGCACTGGGACGGGGGTCAGGCGCTCAAGAACCTCAACAGGCACGGCGGGGTGCAGGTCAGGGTCAAAGGGAGCCGCTTCGGACGGGTTGAAGCGCAGAAGCTCAGAGTAGCAGTACGCCAGTTGTTTGCGCACCTTATGCGCCCGCTCAGTCCCCGTCGCTGGGGTGTGTAACATGGCGTCCAGGTTGGCCAGTGTGCTGCTGTAGTGGCTTGTTGGCACTGGCTGATTGGTTCGCTGGAGGGTGCACCCTGCGCTGAGGGGCATCTGGCCGGAGCATTTGAGGTTGATCATGATGCACTCCTTGTGGCCAGCAGGCGGCCTGTAACACGGTTGAAGATAGCGGCATCTGGGGAGCAGGCTGCGAGCCATTCGAGCGCAGTTCTCCACGTGTAACACGTTTGGCGGGTGCCATAGCTGTCGGTGATTAAGTACATGATTTCTCCTTTGGTTAGTGTAACATGCTTATGGGTAAGCGGGTGGGTGCATTTTGTGTAACATGATACACAAAAGTGCTATGGAATTAGGTGCAAGTAGGGAACAGTGAAAAAATGGAGCGTTCCCTGGGTTTTTTGGCGGTGGAATGTAAACGAGATGGTTGGGTGTATCATTTGTTACACCTATTTGGTTACAAAACCGAGGCCACGAGATTCGTTTACATTTTATTTGGTTACACTCGGGGCTCTAAAAACCGTAACATGTTACGTGTTTTGGGGGGGTAAGTTGCTCTAGTTACACTTTTACACTTTTTTTTAGTCTGACTGGAATTTCACAAATTCAAAAATGGACTGTGTGTAACACCAAGGTGTAACACACCACCAAAAAACAAAAGTGTATATTCCTGGCAGCCTTAAAAAAGTGTAAATATAGTAAATATAGTAACTAGAGAAACTTAATAATGGTTTTTTCTCTACCACACCAGTGCCGTCTAAAACTGTATCATGTTACACGTGGGGCTGGCGCCCCACACCCCGCTGGAGTCTATGTAACGTGTATCATGATACACTGTAACATCAGTGGCAGCTTATCTAGCTTGGGACGGGCCGCACAAGCTGCCGAAACACCCGAGTGTTACATGGTTGAAATGCACACTCCAAAGGGTTGTTACACCCTTCAGGCTGGGCACTTTAGGCGGCTTCGTTTTCGATTACAAGTGGTGCAGGAACCGGCTTGGCGTCAACCCAATCACAGAACGCTGCGCAGGTGGCCGCCAGTGCGCCCTTGGTACCTTTTGCGCCCTTCCAGAGCTGGGCGATGTTGCCAAAGTAATGACGCGCCATCTCTTTATTGGCGTTGGCGGGCAGTGACGCCAAGCCCATTAATTCAAGCGCTTGGTAATCCTTTCCTGACTTGTTCGAGATAATGTCCGCATTGACGTGCTGATACACGCCGCGCTGCATCAAGAACAAGTCGTTTCGTGCGCCTTCCTGCTTACGTTGGGCCAATGGCGCCAGCATACGCAAGGTCTGAGACGCTGCGGATTTACCCTTACCGGATTTTGTGTTCCAAGTGAGAGCGGACGAAACTTCGATGGTGGCGACTTGGTTAGACATGGTAATACTCCAATGATTGATTAAGTTACAGACTGCCGACTAGGATTAATTGACAGTACATAACCGACTACTGGCACGTTTGCTAGGCGTGGTGCGGACTGCGCGTGATGCGTTTACCCGCCGATAGTCAGATTACCCGTGAATTTGCCGCGCACGGTTACGCGCTGTTTTTTAGCTCTCGCAGTGTTTACAACCTCACTGCGTCGTTTGATGTGCTCTTAGGGTTCGCTCAGACCTCGTTGTCTGACCCTAGGCGGCCTCACCGGCTTACTCTATCGTTGTACCCATGTACCAATCCCCAGAGCCGTATCCGCTGCACGCTGGTTCACCCAGCACCGACGATGATAAGAACGATTTGTTGCCCTAGCTATGCACAATCAGACCCCACCACTGACACGCGGCGCGCTACCCACTAACACGCGGGTAACTAGGCCCAACAGACTGCAACGCTTCTGCGGGTTGTAGGTGCGAGTTATCTCAGCCGTCCTACACCATAGGGATAGCGTCAACCCTGCCTGACCAGCCCCCCCCCCCCCCCAGTCCAAAAAGGTAACTGTATAAAACCACAGTACCCCCACCCCAGTCTTTTCACATCCCAAAATTTCCCAGCCAAATTTCTACACCTCGTTTCACAATATGAAATCGTTTCATCGCAAAACAGGCTTACACTACACCGTGTTCTCCTCCCTGCGCCCTCCGGGCGTTCGCCCCAGGTGCGGCCAAGCCCCCTGGGGTTCTTTTTGACATGTGCTCACGCGTAAGCATAGAATGTGCACATGAACGCCCAATCGACTGAGTTCCCCCTCGAACTGCTCGGAGACCCCGTAGCGGTCAAAAAGCACCTGGATGCCCTGGAAGCCCAGAACAAGGTCAACTGGGGCTCGGAGCTGGCCGACCTGGTGCGCGACACGGAAATGATGGTGCGCGAGTCCAAGGACCCCGACCTGATGATCAAGTTTGCCAAGTTCCTGGTGGACTACGTTGGCTGGGGCTCTGCGGCCAAGCGCCAGGTGGACGCCCAGAACAGCAAGCCGGTGTTCCACATCACCATCAACAAGAACACCCACGCCCTCAAGGTGCAGACCTTGGACCCGGATACCAACGACGTGACCGACGTGTTCACGATGGACGGGGTATCGCCCACTGCAGCCATGGTATCGGCGCTGGACATCAACAACGACATCCTGACCATGGACGCCTGATATGCTCAACTACACACCAGGGCCGACGGGTGAAGCCTTCCTGAACTCGACAAAGTTCATAAAGATCATTGGTGGACCAATCGGCTCGGGGAAATCGACGGTGGCGCTCATGGACCTGGCTGACCGGGCCATCAGCCAAACCCCATTTGGGGGAGTGAGGCGCACCAAGATGATAATTTTGCGGAACACAATCGCGCAATTACGGAGCACGATCAAGCCGCTCCTGGACAGCTGGTTTGTGGACATTCCGACGCGCATGGGTGGATACCCGATGGGAGAGTGGCGCATCAGCGACAACACGTTCGAGATGGACTTCAACCTGCAGGATGGCACCAACGTGCGCTCCGACTTCATTCTGTTGGCGGCGGACACCCCGGACGATGTGAGACGACTGCTGTCAGTGGAGTGCTCGGCGGCGTGGTGCGAGGAGGCGCGTGAGATCGAGGAGGCAGTGTTCTCTGGGTTGCAAGGACGCGTAGCGCGGTACCCATCCCGTGCGGCAGGTGGTGTGACGTACCCTGGGGTTATATGTTCAACCAACCCACCGCCGCTGGGGGGGTTCTGGCACGGCATTATGACCAACCACCCAAAGAACACAGACGTATTCATGCAGCCGCCCGCACTGCTGAGCGACGGCAGTCTTAACCCAGACGCAGAAAATATCGAGCACCTCGATCCGGATTATTACTTCAACTTGGTTTCGGGGAAGAGCGACGGGTGGATCGACGTGTATCTTAAAAACCAGTTTGGGAGCGGCGGATTCGGTAACCCGGTGTACAAGGGGACGTTCAAGTCTGATTTCCACGTTGCCAAAGACAAGCTGAACCCGATCATGCAGAGCCTAGCCCCCCTGGTTATCGGTATGGACAACGGGCTACAGGCAGCGTGTGTCCTAGGGCAGCAAGATATGCGGGGGCGCGTGAACATCCTGGCGGAGTGCTTTGTGCCGGAAGACCAGACGATGGGTGTGGAGACGTTCATGGACCGGCTGCTAATCCCTCTACTGGCCAGCAGGTTCCCTCATTTCAAGCGAGAAAACATCATGGTGATTGCTGATCCCGCATGTTGGCAACGCGCACAGGTCAGCGAAGACACCATCGCCTTAGCAGTGCAGCGCCGGGGGTTCAAGATCATGAAAGCCCCGACCAACGACCCGGAGCGGCGTATCGGAGCCGTGGAGAACCTACTGACCAGGCAGAT